CCTACTTGGTACGAGTATATTGTAGCAGTAAAGTGGTTAGGTGACCACACCTGGATAGAAGTAAAGGAATAATATGTTTGATAAATTAAAAAATATGTTTAAGAAAGCAGCACCAGCTGAACCAGTTCTAGAAGAAAAAAAGGTTGCCAAAAAGAAAACACCCAAGTCTGAAAAAGAGTTGGCTACCGAGCGCGGTGATCCTTATGTGGCTATACTTGGCATGGATGTAGATCCTGAAAATATCCATGCAGGTTCATTTGAACTGGACTGGAATGAAAAATTTGTGGCCAACTTGATACGTGCCGGTTATGTGGGCAAGACAGATTCAGACATTGTGGACCAATGGTTTCAGAATGTGTGTCGTCATGTGGTCATGGAAACCTGGGAACAAGAGCAGGCAATGAACCCAGAACCTAATCCGCAGAGATTCACACGCAGTCGTGACTTAGGTAATGGACGCACGGAGGTTTCGTGATACTCTATGTCAACGGCGACAGCCACACAGCAGCAGCCGAAGCTGTCAATGCTCATGCCTTTGCAGAAGACGATCCTTTCTTGAATTATTTGGGTCGCCTGCCTCATCCTGCTAACCTTGCAGTGAGTTGGGGTAAGAAATTGGCAGAGATTGTCAAGTTTGGATTTAAATGCGATGCGGAATCTGCTGCCAGCAATCAACGTATCATACGCACCACACGTCACTGGCTCAGTCAGCGTGTTCGACCAGCAGAAAATACCTTGGTCATAATTCAATGGTCAACTTGGGAAAGACAAGAGTGGTTGATTGAGAGTACCTATTATCAGGTCAATGCTAGTGGCATTGACCATGTTCCTGCCAGTCATCAACAGGCCTATAAAGAATATATTGCAGGCATTTCATGGCACGATGTTTGTGTTGTAGCACATCAATTGATTTGGGATTTCCACTTGGAATTGACTCAGCAAGGCATTCAGCATGTGTTTTTTAATGGCAATACAGCACTAGAAGAAATAGCTGTTGATCAAAGAATGGATTGGGGATCCAGTTATATAGAACCTTACAATGCCAAAATGACTTATAACCAGTGGCTTAGAAACAACAGTTTCGAAACAGTTTCCAAGGATTCCTGGCATTTCGGTAAAGAAGCCCATAGTGCTTGGGCGCATTTTGTGTTACAATACATTGTCAAACACAAACTTATTTAGGACTCAATGAAATACGTTCTTATAGATACAGCTAACCTGTTCTTTCGTGCCCGTCATGTGGCTTTCCGAGCCACAGACGAATGGGAGAAAGTGGGCTATGCTCTGCACATAACTCTTAGTGCAGTAAACAAAGTGGTCACAAAATTTGGTGCTGATCATGTGGTGTTTGCCCTGGAAGGCCGTAGTTGGCGCAAGGATGTGTATGCTCCCTACAAGCGTAATCGTTCGGATGCTAGAGCTGCACACACAGAAAAAGAACAAGCCGAGGACAAGTTGTTCTGGGAGACGTTTGATCATTTGACTAAATACTTGGCTGAGAGCACCAACTGCTCAGTTGTCAGAAACGAAAACGCAGAAGCCGACGATATCATTGCACGTTGGATTGCGCTACACCCCCAAGATCATCATGTAATTATTTCAAGCGACACCGACTTTGTGCAACTCCTGTCAGAGAATGTGGATCAATACAACGGTATCACTGACGAATTACTGACCATCCGCGGAATTTTTGATGCCAAGGGTCGACCTGTAATTGACAAAAAAACCAAACTACCCAAAACTATTCCCAACCCCGAATGGCTCTTGTTTGAAAAATGCATGCGCGGTGATTCCAGCGACAATGTGTTTTCGGCCTATCCCGGTGTGCGTGTCAAGGGTACCAAGAACAAGGTGGGGCTCACAGAAGCATTTGAAGACCGTAATAAACAAGGCTATGCCTGGAACAATCTCATGCTACAGCGTTGGACTGATCCCGACGGTGCAGAACACAGGGTATTGGATGACTATGAGCGTAATCGCATGTTGATTGACTTACGTGCTCAACCTCCAGAAATCCAACAAGCAGTGGATAGCAGCATCTGTGCCATGATCAGTCACAAGGATATCGGACAAGTGGGCATTAGATTCATGAAGTTTTGTGGCAAATACGAACTGGTCAAGGCCAGTGAATCAGCCGAACAGTATGCTCGCTGGTTGAACGAAACATACAAAGGAGTACTTGATGCTTGTAGCGAAACCAGTAGTGCCTGATCAATTTTGGATCTTGAAGCAGGATGATCGCAAGGTTGGCAACATAGAAGCCATGGCCGGGGGATTCAGTGTCAGAATAGGCGACCAGGTCAACAATTACAAAACTATCAATACCATCAAGCAACGTATTGCCATTGCATTTGAACCAGTGGTAAACAAGATCAAAACAGTGGCAGTCGCAAAAACAGTGCATGGTTATCCCACCCGGGAACAGGCCTACAACGCCATCTATGATGTCAAGCACCAGGTGCCACTTTGGACACGTGAACCTAGATCTAAATCATGGTATGCAGCTGGTTGGTATCAGGTGCAACAAGGTCGGTCATGGCAAGTGGAATTTTGTCCCAAGTTGATTACCCTACAGCGATATGCATATCGTGGTCCATACTATACCGAGGAGCAGGCCCATGAGCAACGTGTTTAGAGATCAGGCCAAGTTTATGAATGCCTGTGGGCAAACAGTGGGCAAACGCAATCTGGATCAATTTGATCTGTATCTCAAATTGATCCTGGAAGAAGTCAGTGAACTTCGAACAGCAGTGGATGATAACGATCTTGTGGAACAATTAGACGCCCTGATCGACATCATGGTTGTAACTGTGGGTGCTGTACAAAGTTTAGGGGCTGACGGCGAGGGTGCCTGGAAAGAAGTTATGAGCACAAACTTTGCCAAAATTGATAGCTTGACCGGTCGTGTTCGCAAGCGAGAAGATGGCAAGATTTTAAAACCTGTGGGCTGGCGTCCACCGGAATTGTCAAAATACATCAACAAGGAATAAGGGAGATAATATGACAACTGCTGTATATAAAACTGCTGTGGAAGTAAATGATGCCATGCTGCGTGTTTACAACTATATGTTTATGGCCATTTTGATAAGTGGTATTGTGAGTTATTTTGTTGGTAACAGTGCAGACCTGCTGCAGTTTTTCTTCACAGGTTGGATCAAATGGGTGGTGATATTTGCACCCTTGGCTGCAGTAATAGGCATTGGGTTTGCTCTAGCTGCAAATCCGCCCAGGGAATTGGCTTTATTGATGCTGGCAGGGTTCAGTGCCTTGATGGGTCTCAGCTTTGCCATGATCTTTGCTGTGTTTACCTTGGGCAGCATTGTGATGGCATTCATGAGTGCAGCTGTTCTATTTGGTACCATGAGCCTATACGGTTATTTCACCCGACGAGATCTCACCAGTATTGGTCAGTTCTTGTTTGTTGGCCTGATTGCTGTTGTAATTGCCAGTGTGATCAATGTGTTTGTTGGCAGCAGTGTCATGACCATGGTTATCTCGGCCATTGCTGTGATTGTGTTTACAGGTCTCACTGCCTACGACACACAAAAGATTCGCGAAATGCTGTCTGAAAACAACACCGGGTCTGTGGAAGTCACGGGTGCATTGACCTTGTACCTGGACTTTATCAACATATTTCTCAGTCTGTTGCAGTTGTTTGGTGGGAGGAAAGACTGATGCGCAGTCGAGATGAAATTATTACCAGCATGTGTTACACTGCACGTCATGACTACGGCATAGTCAAAGATCCAGACTACAAGCGTCACGACGACGTAATTGACGATATATCAGCTGGCATGTATCAATTGGAAAGAAAACAACTGTGGGAACAAATGGCACAGTTGTTTGACAATGCCATTGCTCCCAACATGGAGTTCAAAACTGTTGCCAACAGTCGCAACCTGTGTGACAACGACTAAATGATTTTTTCCACTGTAAATTCGTCTACACTGTATGTGCGATAATGGCTGTCTCCATCTGGTGTTACCCAGACCACGTGTACCTTGCTGTCTGTACTCAGCAGTTTCCAACATCCAAATATGCGAATATCATTGTTGCCAGTGTAGGCCAATCTGAAATCATCTGACTGGGGTATGGGGCATTTATTTTGTGTCAACACAACAAAACCACCTGCTTCGTTTTTCATGACAGCTATCTCGTCATCGGCTCTGACTGAGAACACTGACAGCAGCAACATGACCAACAAGAACTTGTTCATTCCATCTCCTGGTTATTATTGTATATATGATCTGTTAGACGTTAAATATGTCACAGGAGATCTCAATGAGCTTGCACATCAATAGATTTATAGACCGTATCAAGGCAGCTGATGCCAGACAACAACGCGACTTTAACATGAGCATGAGCGACGCCAAAGATCTACACGCAGATATCACCAAGTTACTGTTGGCTCTTCACACTTTACATGAACAATCTGTGGCAACAGGTGCCAACAATGCCACTGTAGAACTGCAGATTACAGGTGGAACCTTCTGACCACGCCCTACATTTTTGATAAATAAATGTAGGAGTTTAATGAATCGTGAGTCGTCCCAAACCCAAAGTTTTAGTTGAAATTGTAAACCGTAACAGCTACAAGACTGAGCAGGTCTTGGCAGCCGAAGGCATATGGGCTGTGTTCTTTGATCACAAGCCTATCAATCTTAAAACCTCTAATCTCCTGGTTCAGTATCCTGGACCCAAGTACAAGAAGGTGTCGTTCTCCAATCAGGGTCATGCCATCAACTTGGCCAAAAAGTTAAACACACAATTCCGAACCAACAAGTTTTCTGTTGTGTTGCTTACACAAGGGGAGACTGTGTTCCCCGATGTCAAAACATAAACTAACCAAAACACTAATAGAACTACTGCCAGAGGATCACAGGATCACTCTGGAAGAAGCCATGCTGCATTGGTACACCAACATCCGCAACAATGGCGGTTTTCGTCTGACCGTATTTGGCTACCAAGCTATGAAAATATTAGGTCTGGCATCTTGGTCGGTTGAACTTGCAGATATCAAAATCACCATGGACAAGACCTTGTTGTTGGCCTTAGACCGTAAGTTGACCTATCCTTATTTCATTGACTACAAGAAAACACAAGTGATATTTTACTCAAGCAAAGAAGCCACAATGGCTACCATGTACGGTAGTATCAAAAATTGGCTAGACCACATGCCCGAGAGGCGGTCTGTGCCTTGATTGTTTCGTTGTATTTGCGCAACACCATTGACCGGTATAAGATATCATGTTATACTAATTAAATATAAACTCTGTCATAAGGAATCACATGATCTCCATCCCCAATCTTTCGCCTTTGCAAAAAGCCATTGCTGACATGCTGTGGAGATTAGAACTGAAGAAATTGTTGAGTGGTTTAAAACCTTGCCTGAAAACATTGTACCTATAGCCCATGCTGTAATGAGTATGATGGTGTACGAGCAAATTGATCAGGCTCCCATTGAAGATTTTTCCGATGCACAAGAAGTGATTGACTACATCCGGGAACTGTAATGACTGAAAAGAAACCACTCAAGGTAGTTTTTGATCCAGGTTGTTTCAACAACTTTGAAGGTACTCAGGCAGAACTGGATGAGTTTGTAAAACAAATCCAGGAATTTGCAGAATCAGGACTGCTGTTTGAAAACAGCGCGGAGCTGACTGATGAGGATATTGAAGACCTGGATGAAGATACACGGCAGCAAATTATTCGTGCATTGGAGCGCAGTGATGACAAAACCTCGCTCAACTAAACCCAGCAGCAGCCCTGAACGCCATACCTTTCAAGTCAAAGGTGCTATCAAACGTGCAGAGGAAAAGGGTGAGCAAGTTCCAGAGCACTATCTTGAATTCTGGAAAACTGCCAAAGAACAAGATGAAGCTGATCTTGTAGACCCCGAATGGCAAAAGGACAACATGGAATACGATCTGCGTACCAGCGAGCACATGTTGATGCAAGTTTGCAGCAGCGACAATTATGCACAGAATCTCTATGCTGCCATGTGCAACAGAGATTTTCAACGCAACAACACCTGGCCTATTTTAACTGATCAAAAGTGGTCGTGCAGCTGGAGGCATGCTGGCGGCATTGTTGCTGACATGCGCGGATCCGGAGACTATATTGACTGGTACTGTAGCGGTATTGGCAGTAGTGAAGATGGCTACGGGTTATCTGGCACAGTACCCGAAGTTGAAGCTGATGGCAGAACCTATGTGCCAGAAGGTGAGGTCACAGATGAGATTCGTGCAGATTTACTTGAACTTGGATGGATAGTGCTTGATGATGCAGAAGATTAAAACCACAGATGTGGATCGTGCTCGAGCATGTGTACAATGGCTTGTACAACATGTAGGGCCCGAAGTGTATGTCCATGGATCGAATATTCAAAGCCTGGGCTGGCATCTTTGGACACAGGCTACAACAGAGGATGGAACATACAATCCAATTTACACTATCGAAGTCAACGATCATGTAGATGACGACACACAATTACTGTTTGCATTGAAATGGTCGTAACTACTGTTTACTTGGCTGCCGGTAGTGACTTTGACGGCATGATAGACTGGGCAGTAGATAACTGTAGCAGTTTTGTGGGCTACAAGATGTTGGAGTTGGACTACGAAGAAAAGGCAGAACGAGACTGTTGGTTTAAGTTAGAAATTGAATTTAAGGAATCTAGAGATCAATTATTGTTTGAGTTGAAATGGCTATGAAATTTAGAGTCAGTGATTATCATCGCAGCAACGGCACAGTCTGGAAACAGGTTGCCTGTATGTCCGTTGATCCCTGGCTGCGCCTTGTGTTGTCTGAAAAATTGTTGTGGTGTATAGAACAGTTTGGTCCCCTGGATGACGCTGTTCTACCAGAAGACCGCAGATGGAGTATCAGCTTGGACAGGCACAGCACTTACTACTTTCGCAATCCTCAGGATTGTACAGCGTTCTTGTTGAGGTGGTCATGAAATACTGGAACAAGGACAAGAAGATCAGGGAACGATGCTGGCATCGAGTCAGAATAAACCGAGCACGGATGGCCAATTGTTCTTGGCAAGATATCAAACGCATGCTACAATTGTATCCAAGTACCGGTAAATTCTTTATGGTGTTTGGATATTCTCATGCTGAATTTGAACTCAAACAAGATGCTGTGTGGTTTGCATTGAAATGGGAATGACTGAAAGGGGAATGAGCCAAGAACCATGGATTTTTGTGTCCGCGGCTAAAATTAAGGAGCCGGCTTGGATATGGTTACGCGAGCAGCTAGACTTACGAACCTGGGATCACACGTATGACGGAGTTTGGTTTATGCACGAACAGGATGCCATAATGTTTTCATTGAAATGGTTATGACCGAATACCAATCACAACATGCTGCGTGGCAAAAAGACCATGATCAGGTTATGGCAGAAATGGACGCATACAATAAGATAGGTCCGACCTGGACTGTTGTCACTTTGCCAAACAACTGGCCCTACCATCCCTGGAGTGACTGTTATGATTGGTGCTTGGCCACATGGGGTCGGAACAATGCGTGGGTGTACATGGGCCCGGGTAAATTTCATTTTAAGAACAAGAGTGATGCTGCGATGTTTATACTGAAGTGGGTACAATGATCAAGCTGACACACAAACAGTGGTTGCCTGTACTGGATCGCATCCGGGCAGAGTATCCGGTATCTGTATGGGCCATCGGCTGGAAACAGCGAGAAGTCCTGGGTTTTACTGTTCGTGGGTATAAAGATTATCCTGAGTTAGGAAAGAACAAGCACGGTGAACAGTATTATGGCAGACCCGAAGAAGGCGTGTACCTGGACTTTTGGAACGATGCACAAGAAACTTTTTTCAGCATGAGGTACTTGAACCTATGATAGCGGCTGAATTTGAAATGCAGACATTTTATCTTCCAACCGGAGAAGGTGCAAAAATAGTTGTAGTACATACCGGACCCATGGAAGAATGGTGCGATGCCAACCTAGGCCCCAAGGCAGAGTTTCGTGATCAAGTGTCAGATCAATATCCCTGGACCTACAGTTATAGTCATGGCGTGACCACGTGGTACTTTGCCAGAGAAGAATTGGCCACATGGTTTAAGTTGAGGTGGTTATAATGGCGAGCACCGGAATCCGACGAATCGCCAGCGGACCAGTAGAACCTGCAATAGGCAGCATGCGGGTGAATACAACCACTAACAATATCGAAGTATATGAAGGTACTCGGTGGGTAATTGCACATGGGTTGGCAGTTCCAGAAACCTGGCAAGAATGGCTAAAACGCTATGCCACGGACATGGGCGAAACACTGACAGTTCGCAGAGATTATATATACAAAAGTATGCAGGCTCGATTCCCCGGCAACTATGATGTTGTTCATGTGGCTGGAGATTGGCAGCTGGTATTTGCGACTCCGGCAGACAAAACATGGTTCCACTTACAACATGGTTAGCATTGTGGAGTGCATTTCTCAGATTAAGAAATTGCATGACGCCGGCCGGCTTGTAGAACCTTTAGATTGGAATGACTTATTTGAGATTTCTGGGTATGTTTCGGTGAAGTCCAGCTCTGACTACAAGGTGTGCTGCGATTGGTGTAGGGAGCAATTTGGCCCAGAACATTTTGCATGGACTGGCTCAAAATTCTGGTTCGAAACGGAAAAAGATGCTATAGTGTTTACATTGAGGTGGGGTCGTGATAATTGACATAAGCGAACAAGTCTTTGCAAGATTACAATATAGAGAATTACCAGAGAAAAACACAATGGCACTGAGTATCAAGAAACAAATGATCTCCTGGCTGGAACAAAATGTAGGTGAATACTACGGTGAAGTTGAACAGGATCGCAGCAGAGTATACACAGGTGCAGGTTGGGAATGGGGTACTCGGCAAGAAACTGTGTACGTACATGCATACGCCGTTGGGAAAGTTCAAACCACATGGTTCGTCAAGATTGACGACGAAGCAGCAGCCACAATGTTTAGGTTAAAATTTTTATGATTAAATTACCAATCGAACCTTACTGGGCCAATGCTGCCCTATGGTGGTTAGAAAATCGCAACAGCAATACGGAAGAATTTCGTTACTGGTTGTACACACAAGGTGTATTCCCGGTTCAACGTCGAAGCTTTTATCCCTGGATTGAGTTTGAAGATCCAGAACAGGCAACAATGTTTCAGTTGAGATGGTCGTAATGTTAAAATTTAATGATTATCAATATAAGATAATGTGGCATGTGGTTAAACAAAAGGGCACATGCGACATAGCAGGTGTTGATGCTTGTATCCGCTCGTATGGCGGAACTGTCAAAAATGGAAATATTTCATTTCGGGTTCCTGCACAAGAAACATTTTTTAAATTGAAGTGGTCATGACAGTCACACTACCATACGATCCCTTATGGCGGGCAGTAGATTGGGCACTGAAAAATTGTCCCAGTTATCTTACCAACACAGCACAGCCCGGCAAC